TGTAGCCGGGCAGGCTTGCGACCGTGGCCGACAGGGCAAGGTTCGTTTCGCTGGAAATGGCGGTGGCCATTGCTGGAATCTCCTATTTGGAAAAAGCGTGTTCTGCGATGATCTTGTCACGCAAGGCGCGGCGGTCTGCGTCCGGTTTGCGTTTCAATTCCTCTTTCATGTAACGCTGCACGGTACTCTCGGCCAGCTTGATGCCCTGCCGCTGGCGACGTGGCCGGCGGTATTCCCGGGTGCCCACGATGACCGACTTATCCGCGTCGGCGGCCCGCCTCACGACCTCCGCCCTGCCTCCCGTGGCCGGGATGAACGCCTTGGGATCGCCCATAAAGTCGGCCAGTCCCGGCTCGTACACGTCGTTGATGTTCGGTCGGTAGCCGTGTTTCATGGCGGCGCGGGCCACGGCCTCCGCCTCGTTGCCCCCGCCAAGCTGCGTGTCCAACGTGCCGCGTCCGGCCAGAAACGTGGTGTCGGTTTGGATGCCCGGGAATGATTGGGTGGCAATCATCTCTTGCAGTCGCGCAGCGTTGGCCGCCTCCTCCTCCGGCGTCAGGGGAATGTCGGGAATCCACTTGCCATCGACGTAGCGGTACTTGCGTTTCATTGGGCGGCCTCTTGGGGTAGGTTTTCCGCGCCCAGTCGCTTGAGCCGCTGCATGGCGGCAACGGCCATGAGCTTTTGCATCTGGTCCTGCTGTTTCATGGCCAACTTTTGCTGGTGCTGCTGGTCCTTTTGGGCCAACTTTTGTTGTCCTTGGGCCTGCATGAATTGCAGTTTCAGCATGTCCTTTGGGTCGGGTGGAGGCGGGGGCGGCGGTCCCGGGGGCGGCGGCGGAGGGGGCGGTGGTGCCCACGGTCCCATCTGCAACCCGTCGCCGTCCATTTGGATAGAGTCGAATACCAGCTTGTTCAGGGTGTTCAGTGGTCCCGTGTTTGTGCTGGCGACTGCGTACTGTCCGAATTGCTGCGAAAGGGGTTGGTACATTTGTGCCAGGTTGGCGGCGTCCCGTTCGCGGTTCGGGCGCTTGCTGCTGCCCGGCGTAACCGTACACTCCATTTCGTAAATCACGGTTTCCGGGTCGGCCCCGACGAATAGCTGGTCCCATAGCTGCGCCCCGACCGGACCCAGTAATGGGGCTACCGAATCGCCTCGCACGCCACCCCAGTAGGCGGCCTGCTTTTCCATGCGGGCCGCCTCACGCTGCCACTCATCAACCTTACTGACGTAGTGGTCAATGCGAATAGTGGATTTCTGATTCTTTTGCTTTACGTCCTCGGTCACTCGGGGCGTTGCGCCGTCGGTCGTTCCGTACCATAGATCAGTCAAGCCAGTCCGCTTTTCAAACAGATTCATCAGGGCTTGGATGATTTTCCACGAGTCGCCGGTTACGTCCTTGTGCTGCCACTCTTTCAGCACGCGGTCAATGTCGGCGTGGATTTCCTTGATGCCCAATACGACAAGATCGTCGTTGCTGCCGAGCGCCTTTTCCACGGCCGCCTTGGCGCTCTCCAAGACGCCAACGATGGTGCGGCTGCCCTGCCATGCACGATTGCACAGAAAGGACATGAACACGTTGATGGCGGTCAATTCGCCCAAGCCCGGTTTGAGCGGGGCGATGGGCCATGCCATGTTCGGTTCGCGGTAGGCGTCCAAGATGGCGCAGGGCCAACGGCCATCGGCGTAGTAGGGGATCGGCCAATCGAACATGCGTCTGGCCTCGTCCTGGGTGGCCGTTCGCAGTCGCTCTACCGGGGCGTTCAGCGGCCAGGGCACTCCGGCCGCCACGGCGAGATAGCAGTAGTCCCCGATCCAATCGTCGAACGCCTCCTCCAGGTCTTGCGACACTCCGGTCAACCGCGTTCCGGCCCCGCATATCGAGTAGATTTCCCAGTAGCGTACAAGGTCGTGGGCCTCGCCGCGTTGGCGGGTGAGATTGGGGAGCGGGTTGCCGTCGATGGCCCCCTGCGCCTCGCCGCTGGAAAGGGTAGCCGTCTTTTTCAGGGTGCCAGGTTCCAGTTGGAACTTGCGTTCCACTTCCCAGTAGGGCGCGATGGTTTCCTTGATGACAAACTTTGCGTCACCAAAGTTGATGCTGGTCGCGTCTGGGTCGGAGTAGAACCTATCGACCGAATCGTAGAAACATCCGGTCAGCACGCGGTTGCTGCCGGGGTGAGTATAGGTGGCGGGCCAGAGCAGACCACGGCCCTTTATTAACATTTCCGTTATGGCGTCACCGCTTGCCTGGGCCAGCCCGCCGTTTGGTTGCTCGTTGGGCGTGTAGGATAGGTATTGCTCGATGATCTGGCAGCCGGTCTTGACCCTGGACCGTCGCCACTGGTCGAACTGCGTGGCCTGCTGAAACTGCTGCTGGACCATCTGGTCGTTGGGGTCGCCAAAAACCTCGGGGCCGTACTCGATCCGTTTGAACGGTCTAACGCACCGCTCCGGGTTTTGGTTATAGAGCATGGGGCCGAACAGCGCCACAAGCTCAAACGCTTTATTGATGGAGACGCGAAACTTGGGCGCGATGTTGGCACCAAGGAACTTGCGGCGGAACTTATCCTCCCAGCACCAGCCGACAGCGCCGGAAAAGAACTGCATACACTGGTCGGCAGTGTCGCGGAACTCCTCTTTCGCCTTGTTGGCGGCGGCCAGCTTGCCGAGCCAACCGGCTACAATCGGCCGCAGAAATTCGTATTCAAAGTCCGCCATGTGCTATCCTTGCACGGTTGCAAGTTTCTCGATTTCGCGTTGTACCATCTTGCGGTCCCACGGCTGGCCGGTCGTGGCCGACAGTTCCTTGGCAGTCGCCCCGTGGTCCGACTTGTTCCGCTTGAAAACCTCCAGCACGTCCACGCTGGCCGGGATGGGCTTTGGCTGTTCGGCCGGCGTGTAGTTGCGTTCGGTCCACGCTCCGTTTTCGGTGGCCCGGTCGGGATACTCCTCAAGGAATGGATCGTCCTTGTGGTGTACTCCGGTGGCGACGCCGACGGCGCGGTGGTTGGGCGCAAGGGTGGCCAGGGTGAGCAATCCAAACTGGTCGGTCGCGGTCACGATGGCGGCAACCGGATCGCGGTTGTAGTCGCCACGGGGCCAGTACCAGCATGTTTCGCCAACGGGCAGGGTTCGTGTCCAGCGGGGCATTGATCGTTCCTTTCGCTAACTTGGGATGTAACTTGGGGCGCGGCCAGCGCCAAAGTAAATGTGGCCGTCGTCGGGGTACTGCGCAACGGACTGGTCCTGAATCTTTTTCCATGCCCGCAGCGCCGGGTCGCGGTCGTAGTCGGTCATCTCGGGCTGGCTCCACGTCGGGTCGTACATGACGAGGTAGCCGAGTGCATCGCAAAGGTGGTCGTGCCTCTTGATTACCTCCTCGGTGGCCTCGTTCCAACGAATCTTTTTCTTGTAGTGCGAAAACTCCCACTGGACGCAGGCCGTGTTGGCCGTGATGAACCGCAGCTTGGGGACGCCGCGAGGGTTCTTGTGGGACAGCCATTCCCGCACCAGCATGTTGCGGGCGGTAACGTCATCGCTGCCGGGGGCGAACCCGCTGCCGGTCAATCGGCTTTTCAGTCCCGCCTTTTCAAACGCCTCGGAGTAGATGCTGCCAAACGTGCGGCCGAATCCCATTGCCGTCATGCGGGCGGCGTGGTTGTCGATAATGAACGCCTCGTATTCCGCCAAGGGGTCTTTGGCCTTGATGGCGGCGGCCAGTTCGTGCGCGTCCAATCCCGACTGGTAGACCTCATCGTAGATCACGATGTAGTCGCCCACTTCGGGCGGCGGAACGGCGGCAAACACCACGGCCGGTTGCGTGTGGCCCGGGTCCACAGAAAGGAATCTACACCAGTTGTCGGGGATGCGGTAATCGGTGCAACGCAATTCGATTTCCAGCGGGTCCACCATTCCCGGGTTCGGCAATCCATGTACGGCTATATCGAACGATGGGAATACGAGCTTGCTGCCGTCTTGGAACTCGCCCTTGTCGCGGGCCAATCTCTCCTCGTCGGTGTAGCCGTCGAGAATACGCTGCCGCTCGGGGGCCGGGATGTACGGGTTATCGGAGAACCAAAGGACAACCTCATAGGCCCGGGGAACCTCCTTGGTCATTTCCAGCCGCGCCCACTCGCTCATGCGGACCAGAGCCTCGTTGTCCGTATGCGGCCATGCGGACCAGAGCAGCTTGCCCCGGTCGTCGCCGGTGCGCGCCCGCAACTCGCTGATATGATCCTCGATCTTTACGTCCTCGTCGATCCACACGATAGGCACGCTTTGGCCTTGCGGGCACTCGCCGCCGGACGTAAAGAATCGCAACTCGCGCTCCACCCCGGGGAGGTTCAGCCGGCAGACCTCAACCACGCGGGAGGCTTTCTTTTTCCACGCCCAGCCCTTTGGGTCGATCATGCGGCGGGGAATCAGCGGAGGGGCGGGTACGGTTTCCTCCTCACGCAAAGCGTCGTCGCTGCGCCACGGCCGCCACACCCGTAGCTCTTGGGTCACGTTGTCCCGAATCAGCTTAAACGCGCCAGGCTTGAACAGCTTTGAGTACAAAGTGCCGCCGATGTGGTCCTCGCCGTAGCCGAAAATCCAGATAAGGAACGGGTCGGGGTGGAGCATGGGGATGAGTCGCCCGTCGCCGGCATTGAGTTGGATGCCGGTTGCGGCCGACGCCACCCATGCCGCTGCCGTGGTGGACTTGCTTGAGCGGTTTCCGCCCCGAATGAGGATTTCCGATGCGCCGGAGAACAGGGCGGGGAGAGTCTTGGGGAGCGGGCGGAATAGGCGTAGGGCCTCCGTCTGCCGTTGCTCCAATTCTCGCACGGCCTCAAAGAATCGTTTCCGCTCTTGCCGGCTTAGTTCGTCGGCAAAGGCGTCCACTTCGTTCGGTATCTGGTTGGATTCGCTAACCATTGTCAGGCGGCGGCCCCTCGTTTTCGTCGTACTCCTCTTGCTCCTCGCTGGTCTGGCTCGTTTCGTCCGGCTTATCCTCGTAGACGATTTCCGGCGTGTTCTCGATTTCGGCAACTTGCTGCGCCGTGCGGCGGGTGCGGCCGATCACGCGGGCGGCGTTGGCGTCGATGTAGTCTTGCAACTCCTTGTCGGTCATGGCCTCCACGGATCGCAGCTCCATCTCGCGTTGCTGAGAATTGTCCATCATGCGGGTGATGAGGTTGTATTGTTTCAGGCGGTGGGCGCTGCCCGGCTTGGCGGCGTTGATGTCGTCTACCCAGCGGCCGACCAGCCCGCGAATCCCTCCCAGTTCTCGGACCAGGGTATCGGTAGTTTTGGCCAGCACGGAGCGAAAGTCTCTTTCCTCATCCGTGGCGGCCGACGTGCCGGCCTCGCCAAGTGTCTTTCTCACGAGGTCCGTGGCGTTGGCCTCGCGGACAAGATTCCCACGCACCGCAAAGCACTCGTCGCACTCGATGCCCAGTGTGGACTGGGTGAACGCCTCGGGCACTTTGAGCCGGCGGCATGTGTTGCACAACCGCGTGCCGTTGGTCACGACGGGGCGCGTTTCCCAGCCGGGAACAAACTTTTCAGGGAGTGTCGTCGGTTGAGGCTGCGGCATGTTCCTGCTCTTTGTGGTCGCCGTTGGGATGCGGCCGGGTGGCCTGCGCCCAGTCGATTTCCAGGGCGATGGGCGAACGCTGGTCGATGAACTTTTGGTGCGATGCCAACCTGTCGGATGCCGTAACGAATCGCTTGCTCACGCAATCCGCCGTCAACAGCACGGGCTTTGAGCAGCACTTGGGTTTCCAGTGCCCGGCCCATGAACTCCATGCGCAGTGGATGGGGTTGTAGCCCAAGGCGGCAATGCCCAATAGGCTGGCGTCACGGGTCGCGGTCACGTCCTCGGTCGAGCCTTTCTGTTGGGCGTAGCCGTCGGTCCACTCGTAATAGAACCAGCCTTGTTGCAGACAGCGGAGGGCCTCACGCTCGGACAGTTCGCCATTCTTGTACTTGTTCAAGACTTCGGCGTGCGTGAGTTTGGACGGCTCGGTGATGTCGAACAGTCGCATATCCCAGAGACACAAGCCGGTGGGCAGGGCGGCGGCCTCTTGGATTCCCGCCAGGTTCACGGATTCCTCGCGGGTGTACTGTTCCAGTTGAATGTCCATTTCATCCACCGCGTTGTCGCCATCCTCCTTGTTGCCCCACTTGAAAACGTAGACGCAAGAGTTGGGCGGTGGCCCGGTGTACGGAGCGGCAACCATGTTCGGGCCGCGCTCGTACCGGGAATAGATGAACTCGAAAGCCGCGTCCCAGAATGGGACTGCGCCCGGCGTGCCGGCCAGGCAGTCCGGCCTCATGTCGGAATCGACCATGAGCAACAGGTCGTAGCCGCCTTTGCGGGCTTGCAGCACGGAGCGGTTGCGGGTCATGGTAATGGGCGTGTCGGCCGTGTCGAGAACAGACACTCGGCCGATCCGTTCGTCCTGGTTGAGGATGGGCATGAGGCCCAAGAGCCAGTTGCGAACGTCGGGGTGTTCGGAGGAAACGCCACCGTTGCCACCGTAGGGGTAGGTGGCAATGAGCAAGTCTAGCTTGCGAGGTTGCATGGAATGTTCCTGCGTTAGTGCGTTGGGTTGTTTGAAAGCGGGCCGGGGTGATGAACCCCGACCCGCCCCCAAGTCAGTCGCGCGACAGCGACCCTACGCCCTAGTACAGGTTTTGAACATGGATCAGCTTGGCCGTCGATGTCTCGGCGGCTGTGACGGCGGATACCGCCCTGCCGATCTTGTTCCCCAGAATGTTTCCGGCCGTTCCATCGGTGGTTTGGGCCGCGCTGAAAGTTCCGTTCCATGCGGCAAAACGCCCGGCGGTGGTAGCCCCGGAGGTCGCGGCCGTGGCGGCAAAGATAATCCCGCCCGCAGAGCAGGCGATTTCGTTCGTGTCGCGGCTGGTCGCGGACAGCACGTTGCCATCCACGATCAGGTGGCAAATGTCGCCCACGCGGCAACCGGCCGATGGCAGGCAGTCGTCGATCACGCCGGCCACTTCGCCGGCCGTGAGTCGAGCGCAGCCGTCAACCCGCGTGCCGCGATAGCCGGCGGCCCACGTCACGATCTGGCCGGGCAGCAAGGCCACAGCGCCCACGTTGCGAACGAGAATGGATTTCACGTCGCCTTGCGAGCGTCGAACCTTGACCCCGGCGGTACTTGTCGGTCCCACGTCGGGCGAAACGTGCGGCCGTCCCTCCAACGCTACGGATGTGCCGTAGCTGGACGGAATCGTGCCGGACGTGCCGTAGTAGGTATTGCCTCGGGCAATCGGGCAGGCTCCAGTATCACCCACAGTATGTTCTCCTTGTGAAAGGTTCCTTGCAGTATTGCACGCTACGCGGTCCCTTGCGGTTAGGCGTAGTTCTTGACCTTGGCGACGTGCCGGGGCCGGAAGATGAAGTTGCCGAACGTGTAGATGGCGAATTTCCAACCGAACGAGTTGGGGTCCCACGTCACGGGCAGGGAGCTAATCAACTCCGAGCCGAGAATCGCCAGTTCCACGTTGTCCATGTTCACGATGTAGCCGGTGTTGGCCGGCACGCCGTAGCTGGACTGAATGGCAACGCCCTCAAAGTTGAGGGTGTCGGGGAATCCCAAGTCCTCGGCCTCCTTGGCGGGCACGAGAACCCGCTGCTTGGCGGACATGTGATCCTTGAACCCGGTCATCAGGTCGCCGGAGAGGGTGGCCAAGAAACTCTTGCGTTTGGCCCCCGTGGTCTGCGCCAGCCATTGGGCGACACGGCGCAAGCACCGCTCGCAGTTGTCCTCCCAACTTGTCGAGCCGGTTCCCCAGCCAGTCGAGGACCAGTTGGCCAGTTTCGGGGAGTTGTAATCCCACTCCGACGTGCCCGTGCCCTCCGGCCAGTCGTAGGCGTGGGTGGCGTTGGGCTTGGTGGTCAGGTTGGCCGACCATGTTCCGCCCTGGGACAGCGCCGTCGAGAGGGTGAAATAGGTATCGCTTGGCGTGGCGATGATGTCGCCCGCCGCGCACGAGCCGGTGGCGCAGAATGTTTCCATCCCGCAGAATCGGTTCTCGTTGCCGGCCGCGCCGCCGTCAACGTACAGTTCCAGCCCGATCTGCTCGCGGGCCGCGTCGGTCAGGTTGGGGATGATGTCCTTGTAGCGATTCACAATGACGTAATCGCCCTTGCCGATCATCTCCTTTTCCTTGATCGTCATAAAGTCGGTGGCCTGGTAGCCGCGCCAGTCGATCTTTCCGACCTTGTGGAGATCGCGACGTTCATACTGCACAATGCCGCCGTCGCCGTAGGATTCGACGGGGGGCTTTTTCCACTTGAGGCGGAACTCGGTCGTGTGCGAACCGAGATAGTTCAGTGTGATGAGTCCGCGCCGTTCCAGCATCGCCAGATTCAAGTCGCCGCGAACGGTTTCGTCCGCCACGGTCTTGAGGTATTTCGGCGCAGCCGCGTTCACAATCCCAATCCATTCGTCCATTTCAGTGTTCTCCGGTTAAGGGGAGGTTGTTGTCACACCAGCCCGCGCGCTGCCATCTCCTCGTCAAAGGCGCTGAGGGCATCGCGCGAGTTTTGCGGATTCGTCGGCTGGTTGGGCGAAGGGAGGGTTCCGGTGCGCTGTTGCACATGATGGGAGCGCGAGGCCCGCTGCAAGAACGTTTCTCGCTTGCTTGGCGGGGGAACATTCGGGGCTGCGGCAGACGCCCCGTTGGGCGCTTGCGGCATGGGAGCGTTTGGCGTCGGCGGCTGCGCGTTGTCTTGCAGCTTGCCGGTGGCCATGTCGGCGGACACAAACTTTTCGGCGTAGGAACGGATGCGCATGGGGTCCGTGATTCCGTAGGCGCGGGCCTCGTTGGCGTAATGCAGCATGGCTTGGCCAACGGGCGTCAAGAGTTGCCGGCCCTGGGCGTCCACTTGGGGGCGGCCTTGATCGTCCAGAACGTAGAAATCGCTGGCGTGCTGACGGATGTAGTTCGTCTGACGCTGTACCGTGTCGTACCACTCCAGCGCTTGCGAGATTCGCTGATTGATATGCTCTTGAAACCGCTGTTCAAAAGCCTGGAATCGGCCGGCGGTGGCCTCGTCGATCAGCTTGGGAAAGTCGGTCAGAACACGGCGGCTGGTCTGTGTCTGCCAGTCGAGATAGGCATTGACCTTTTCCGCAACGGCCGGGCTGACGTACTCATTCAGAGGGATGCAGCGTCCGCCTGGGCCTTGCTTGACCTGCTGCAACCACTCCTCGCGGAACTCGGGAACCTCCCACTTGAACCCGGTTTGCGGGGTGGCAGACTGGGCGGCGGCGGCCTGGGCCTCGGCTTGCTGCTGTTTCCAGGCTAGGTATTGCTCGCGTTCGGTGAGGAACTCGCGGCCGTGGTTGATGAGCGGCTTGTGCTGCTCGTAGGCGTCGGCCGTGGCAACCATCGCGTCAAACGCGTCGTCGTCCGACTGGTAGCCGGAAACGTCATAGCCCCGGGCGGCCAGCTTTTCGCGCCACGATTGGCCAGCCCCTTGCGGCATGGCACCGCCGGGCGTAGCGGGCGGTTGGCCTACGGCAAAGGCTTGCGAGAGTGCAGAGGATGCAGGTTGGGCGGCTGGCGCGGTGGGTTGGGTCGGTGCGGCCGGCGCTTGGGGTGCGCCGTTGCCTTGCGGGTTTTCAAGTCCGGTGGACATTGGGGTTCCTCGCTTTGATCGCTTGGGTGGCTTGGGGTAGCACTACCCAACACGAATAGCGGGGAGTTGGCCGGCTTGAAATAGAAACTGGTCGGGAACGGGGACATTTGGTACGCTATTGCAGGGAATGAGGGGGAACGGTACGATTTGCTACGGAACGGAGGCGAGCCGGCGGAATGGAGAGCGAAGATGCAGACCCCTCGCGTCTTGGACGAGACCTTTTTCAGGTGTTCCCAGTCACGTCGGCACTTCGACGTGTCGCCACAAACGATAGACAACTGGCGCAGAATCGGCATTGTCTGCCGGGAAACCGGGGAGAGAATCACCCTGGAATGGGCCTACTTTGGCAAGTCGCCCGTGACCAGCATGGAGGCTTTCAAGAGATTCCACCAAAGGGTTAATAACACCCACCTATTGCGGGCAGAGTGTAATAAGCCGGATACTTAACCCTTTGTGCTATTGTGGTTTACGTTGATGGGAAAACTCTGCCATTATAGCGGCTTTCTCGGCAGAGGTCTTTGCCTCGGCCTCCTCCCGCTGCAAAGCCAGCTCGGCGGCGGCAAGGGTTTGCAGGCGTTCCGGGCGAATATCCTTGCGGCGTTTGTTCACTTCTCTGTAGGCCCGGTTCTGCTTGGCCGCCTCTATCCGCTCTGCCTCATCGGATATTCTCGCATAGCTGTGGTGACTGCACCCGTGCCGGTCGATGACCCATTGGGCGAACCGTCGCTGCTCCATGTCGGGCACTAGCATACGGGCGGCCCCCTCGCCGATCCACTTGAACCCGTACTTCTTGAACCCGCACTTTGCCTTGCGGCTGCCGGAACATTCCTTGGCCCGCTCCGACAGATAGCGACTCTGCCACTCCGCCCCCGCCGCCAGCATCGTGAACAGCAGTCGGCCGTGCGCGGTCGAAAGGTCGATACACTCGCTGGCAAAGTGGATGGTCACGCCCTTTTCGTTCCACAAGTCAACCATGTGCAACCCATCCTTGGCGTTGCGAAACGCCCGGTCGATGCGGGCGAAAACAACATGGTCCCCCTTTTGCAAAAAAGAACTCAGTCTGGCGGCATTGCGACGTTGCAGAAAGTTCTTGCTGTAGGCCGATACGATCTCATCGGAATACGCTTGGCCGACTTGCAAGTCCTGGTTCTTGGCTTGCAGTAGTGCAACGTAAGCGTTGATGGTTTTCTCTTGGGCGTCGAGGCCAAGCCCCGACTCGGCCGAATCGCGGTGACTGCACCGCCGGTAGGTGTAGATCGTGGGCTTGTGTTCGGCTAGCTCGATTTTCTTTTCAAAGGCCCGAATCTCGGCCCACTCCTCATTGCTGATTTTGCCTCTCCGTCCAGGGGTTGCTCGCGCCTCATTTCCGCCGGCCACGCTGCACAGGTACGCCTTGCGGTTCTCGGCGACTTTGGCCAGTAAGGATAGCTGCGCGATGCTCAGCCGCTTGACCATTTCGGCAACGTCCTCGGGCATCCGTGCGGACGCCTTAATCTCTGGCGGCATGGGGATGTCGTCGGCCTCTGGCGGCATGGTACGGTCCAACAGGTTTTCATCACTCATGGCGTGCGCTCTTGCATGATACGGGAAAGGTGTTCTCTCGCGGCCAGGTCCATTGCGTGCGCTAGTTCATGGCACGTCTGACACAGAACTTTCAGGTCGGTTTTCTTTTCGCAGTATAGGCGGGTGTAGTGAATGTGATGGACATGCAGGCCGACCGTTCCACCACACGACTCGCACTTGTTGCCGGCGTCAGCGATGGCCGTCAGTCTACGCCGCCTCCACCATCGGCTCCGTAGGTACTTATGGTAGTCAGCAACATACCGTGGCTTGCGTTGCTGCTGTCGCTTTGCCCGCTGGCGGCGCTGCTTTTTGGTGGACCGCTTTTTCTTTCGGTTGCGTAGTTTCTTGCTGGCGACCTCATGCTGCCGACACGCCTCAAGGTTTCCGTTCCAGCGTAGTCGCTGCATTTCACACACTCTTGTAAAAAAGGGCAGGGGGCGGCGACGGAGTATGGACGCCGCCCCCATGCGGGCCAACCACCACGAAGGCCCTTACCCTGTTGTGTTTGTTAGCCAACCATATACGATAGTGATGTTGTTGTACGCCCTCGACCCTGACTTGGCCCCTAAGATTCGACAACACTCTTCTACGCTGTAGTCCTTGATGAGAGGTCGAACACGGTAGATGGTTCTGGCCATCGGCGATCCGTACCCATGCAGCCGCGCTAGTTGTCGGTCAGTGAGAATCACCGATAGTTGTGTCATCTCCGCAAACTGTCCGCACCAATCGCCATCCTCCACTCGCGGGAATATCCCGTGAATGGACTTTCCCTCCAAGACGGCCACGGGCGGGTTCTTGCGGCATTGACCATCATCGTAAAAGCGGCATGTTTTGCAAGTGTTCATGGAACGGCTCATATCGTTTTCTCCAAGTCAATCGGTGGGCTGTCCTGGCCGACGCTTTGCACCCATACCGGCCGGGTCACGTCCAGGTGGACGACTGGCGTCATGGGACAGTCGGCTCGGGTCTTGAGGTATATGTTCTCGGCCACCGCGTAGCCGGCTATCAGCAGTAGCGTACACTCGTACAAGAAACTCATGGTCAATCCTCCTCGAACTCGGCCGCGTGCATAGCCGCCTCTGTGTTGGCTTGCTCAATCGCGCCTGAGATAACCCCCTCATAGGCGATGCAGATTTGCATGGCTCGATCACGCGGAACGTCGCACGAGTAGGCGACTAGGCCGCATTGTTTGTACCCGTACTTGGCAGCTTGCTCGGCGAAGCGGCCGCCGTGCCAGTCGGCGAAACGCGATGATGAATCCTCATCGCAGCCTTCCGGCATGAACTGACAGGCATACTCGCGTGCTTCGTCGAGCAACGCTAATTGAAAGTCACGGTCATGCTTGTCAAGATCATCGTCGAATCGGCCTGCGAACACGGTTTCGAGATTTGTGCAAAATACGATTTTCATGGGTCATGTACTCCGTTTCGTGAAAGGGTGTAGAGATTACCTGGCAGGCGATGCCGGCAACTTGACAGCGTACAGCTTGCACAACGCACGCTTTGCTCCTGGTTCAAAGTCATAACTCGGAGTCACGATCCGAACGTCTGTCCCGTCCGAACAGCCGAAGAAACGGCGGGCCGCCGCCTCCGAAGTCGTCCAGACGAACATCTCCTCATCGCGCTCGATTTCAAACTTACTCATCGTTCGATTCCTCCGTTTCAAAGGGGGTGGTTCTGGCGGCATGGCACCGCCGTATTGTAGTCGCTACTTTGGCCCATCGCAACCTTTGCGGTCCAATTCGCGTTGGGCCGTGCTGGCGTGCAGTGTTGCACGGCAGGCGATGGTGGTCATGGAGGGGTGGTATTGGCAGCCCATGTTTTGCAAGGCTGCAACAAACTCCAGGTCGGTGGTAGCGCGGGCCAGGCGGGCGGCCGGGTCCGCCGGCCAGCGGCTATACGGGC